ACCGTTATCAACTTGGACTTTGTGAGCCAAGCTGCCGGCACGTAATGCCATCGGACGCTTGATCCCAACCTTAGTGGGGGCGATTGTGGAGTTGGTGGTGGGAGTCGGCCCTCCCCCACACACCTTATTCTCCAACCCATCGAGTGAAACTGGGGGTGTTGCGGGGCCGAAATCCCTTAGCATAAGACAACCTCAACCTAGCTGGGGTGGGCCCTCCACTAAGGGCACTCCGACACGTTGGTTTGAATCGGAGAGCAACCTACCGCAGGTTTAAGTGGAACCCGCCCGGGAGGGATATGGAGAGAACTCAAGAACAACAACCCAGACACCAACCATGGACACAACTATCGCCGCCTACCTTTTGGCCGCATTTTCGATCCTTGTTTGGGCGTTGCTCAGGACCCCCCCTGCCACCAACACGGGGTGGTCCACCCTTGCTGACGATGAAGTCGGTGATGATGAAGGCACTGAGGAACTAGATGGTGGCAGCTTGATCCGAGGAAACAGGTACAAGCGCGTGTGTGGCCAGGTCGCTAAGGTTGTGAAGGCCAAGATGGGCCTGCCCAGCCGGACCGCAGCCAACCGGCTCGTGGCATGGGAATTGGCTGACAAGGAGCTTACGCGAATGGGGGTTCGAGCCCAACACAGGGCGAGGTTCATCACAGTCGCAGTAGCCCTGGTCTTTGTACCCACCACGCACGACATCCTAGCAGCTGAGATTGGAAGATCCGCGGAGGTAGCTGACAGGGAGCTTGCTCTCAACGGCAACCGCACATGGACTCTGTTCAGTTGGCTGCTTCAGGGAGCCCAGGCCCGCTCGGCCTAGGGGTGCCTAAGCTTCAAACCAGGCGTCAACGCCGGGCCTAGCACATGTGACCTCCCTGTGGAGGTCTCGAGTGCTGGCCCCGTCTATAGGTGGGACGTGGAAGAGAACCTTGGGTATGTCAAAGAGCGGAAACTGTACCTCGTGACCGGCATGGGTGCAGGAAGAACATTTGGGGTGCACAACAACACTGTTGGTAATTTGCGGCGAGGCTTATATGAGAGGGTATTGTACCGAGTGGACGGCACAAAACGCACCCCACCCCTCACAGCCTCGGCATCGGTGATCGAGGAAGAGATGGGGCCTTTTAGGTCGGCACTGGTTGGGTACATCCCACCAGCCCACCCTGTGACCCGCGACAAGTTCGTGGCGATGTACAGTGGTCGGAAGCAGACGATCTATGCTAAGGCAGCATCCTCACTCCAGCGGAGGCCGCTGAGCATAGCGGACTCTTACTTGAGCACCTTTGTGAAGTGCGAGAAGATCGACTTCTCCACTAAACCGGACCCCGCGCCCCGGATGATCCAGCCAAGATCACCCAGGTTCAACGTTGAGATCGGAAGGTACCTTAAGCCACTGGAAAAGAAAGTGGTAAAGGCTATCGCGGATGTGTGGGAAGAACCCACCGTGATGAAGGGGCTAACACCGGAGCAGGTGGGAGCCGAGTTCAAGAAGAAGTGGGACAAGTATGCAGACCCGGTGGCCATCGCCATGGACGCCGTCAAGTTTGACCAACACGTCAACACCGACCTCTTGGGCTGGGAACACTCCTGCTATCTGGAAGCCACCCCTGAGGCACGCAGAACACACCTCAAGTCACTGCTGAAAATGCAGTTAACCAACACCGGATTCGCTCGCGCACCAGACGGTACCATTCGGTACAAGGTAGCCGGCCGCAGGGCTAGTGGGGACATGAACACTGGTATGGGGAATTGCCTCATCATGTGCGGGGCCATGTGGGCTCTGCGCACGAAGACGAGGCCCTTCTCCTTGGCCAACAATGGCGACGACTGCACACTCATTTGCGAGCGGTCAAACGCTGAGGCCATCCGGCGTGCCGTCCCTGCACATTTCAGGGCGTATGGATTGCTGATGGAAGTCGAATCGACCGTCGATACGTTCGAGAAAATCAGCTTTTGCCAGACAAGCCCCGTCCGCCTTAGTGACGGCACCGTGCTGATGGTGCGTGATCCCCGCGTCTGCCTGGATAAGGACACATGCACCCCCATCCCGCTGACCAGCGCCAAGACTACGTCACCATGGCTCTGGGCCATCGGAAATGGGGGGATGAGCCTCACTGGTGGAGTCCCTATTATGCAAGAGTTTTACGCTGCACTGGGCCGCCACGGCACCCCCAGCAAGGTGTGGGACTCATGTGCCATGGACAACGGGTTCAAGATGATGACGGTCGGCATGGACCGCAAACACATGGCGGTTGGCGATGAGACGCGGCTCTCCTTCTGGAGGGCTTTCGACATTCTGCCAGACATGCAGGTTGCGCTTGAGCAGGAGTTTGCAGCGACGGCACTCTCACTGTCCGCAGGGGAACTAACCAGCCCACACATTCATTTGAGACATATTTTCCAATGACGAAGACGAAGACCAAACCCAACCAGGCCAAAAAGAAGGCCAACAACAG